ATGATGAGTCGGTTGAGGCTGTTGTTGAAGACCCGCGTGGAATTAGCCGCGCTGCTTAAGGAGTAAACATGCCATTGCCAAAGTTTGAAGGCGAAGACTTCGAGTTTCCGGACGAGAAAGAAGCGAAAGCCAAGGTGAAAGCCGAGGAAGACTTCAAAGTCGAAATCGAAGACGACACCCCCGAGGAAGACCGTGGCCGAAAAGCCGCACCTCCCCCGGAGGACCCCAGTGATGAAGAGCTTGCTTCGTACGATGAAAAAGTACAGGCACGTATCAAGAAATTCACTCGTGGATATCACGATGAACGCCGCGCCAAAGAGAGCGCTTTGCGTGAACGTGAGGCAGCAGAGCAGTTTGCTAAGCAGGTCTTTGAAGAGAACAAAAGGCTTCAAAAACAACTGTCTAGTGGCAGTCATGTACTAATTGAGCAGTCAAAATCAGCCGCTACTGGCGCGCTGGAGATGGCTAAGAAGAAGTACAAAGAAGCCTACGAGTCAGCCGATACTGACGCCATTGTTGATGCCCAAGAAGCTATTGCCAAAGCGACTTTGAAGGTTCAGCAAGCCGAAGAAATGCGGCCTATTGAGGAGCGAGAGTTCACTCCCGCCGCTGCCCCAGAAACCCCAGCTACTAGCCCTCGTACCAAAAAATGGCTGAACCAAAATAAAGATTGGTTTGGTCAGACAGGATACGAAGATATGACTATGATGGCGATGGGGCTTGACAAAAAGCTCCAACAGAAATATGGTGCGGACTATGTTGGTTCGGACGAGTACTTCCAAGCCATCGACAAAACAATGCGTAAACGATTCCCCGAAGTTTTCGAAGACGACGGGAGCCATGAGGAAGAAGACCCACCTCCAAAGAAAAGGGTAGAACCGGTAGACGAGGATGACACCCCGCGCCGTGCAACAAGATCAGCTACGGTTGTGGCCCCGGCCACTCGTAGCACACCGCCTAATCGTATTAAGCTGAAGGCGTCTCAGGTTTCGCTAGCGCGCAAACTTGGGATTACTCCGGAACAATATGCTAAACAGGTTGCTTTACTTAATCGAGGTGAATGATGGAACAACAGGCTCAACCACAAAATCGGCTCAAACGCGAGTTGGAATCCCGTGAAAAGACGTTCGCACGTCCGGAAGCGTGGCGTCCGCCCGAAACGCTGCCTATGCCCGACAATCGTCCGGGTTGGAAGCATCGGTACATTCGCATCAGCATGATGGGTACTCCTGACGCCAGCAACATTTCGTCTAAGTTACGTGAGGGATATGAACCGTGTAAAGCGGAAGAATATCCTGAACTCATGATGCACGCCACCACGGAAGGCCGCTTTAAAGGCGGTATTGAAGTGGGCGGATTGTTGCTCTGTCGTATCCCGGAAGAGTTTTTGCAACAACGTATGAAATACTACGACAACCAGAACAAAGCTCAGATGGAATCGGTGGACAACAACTTTCTTCGTGAGAGTGATCCTCGTATGCCTCTTTTCTCTGAGAAGAAGACGAAGGTTACTTTCGGTTCTGGTTCTTAAATCTAGGAGTCCTAAATGGCTTACCCTACCGTTGACAAGCCGTATGGCTTGAAGCCGATCAATTTGATCGGCGGTCAGGTGTTTGCGGGTTCTACTCGCAGCATCCCCATCGCCAGTGGTTACAACACGAACATCTTCTACGGTGACATCGTGACGCTGACCTCTACTGGCACTATCGCCAAATCGGCAATTGCTGACGAATCCAGCCCCGTTGCTGGTCTGGTCGGTGTGTTCTTGGGCTGCCAATATGTGAATGCCCAAGGCCAAACGATCTTCGCTCAGTACTACCCCGCAAACACGACCGCTCCGACTGGCACCCAGATCGAAGCAATCGTGTGTGACGACCCGGACACCCTGTTCAAGGTTGTTCTGGTCTCCGGCGATACTGAAGACAGCACCGCTGCTCTGACCCCTGCTTTCTTGGGCCAGACCGTTGTTGGTTCCAACGTCACCTGCGTGCAAAACACTGGCTCTACCTCTACGGGTAACAGCGCCATTGGTGTTTACACTCCCGGTGGTCAAGGCACCGCCAGCACGGTGTTCCGCGTTGTGGACGTTGTCCCCGACACCGCTAACGCGGCTGGTAACTTCTGCGAACTGATCGTCAAATTCAACTTTGGCTATCATTCGTACTACAACGCCACTGGCATCTAAGGAGCATAAATCATGGCTATTTCACGCGCACAACTGCTGAAAGAGTTGCTCCCCGGACTGAACGCTTTGTTTGGTATGGAGTACGCTCGCTACGGCGAAGAGCACAAAGAGATTTACGAAACCGAGACCTCTGAGCGTTCTTTTGAAGAAGAAACCAAACTGTCTGGCTTCTCCGCCGCTCCGGTGAAGAACGAAGGCTCTGCGATTGCTTATGACAACGCGCAGGAAGCTTGGTCCACCCGCTATACGCACGAAACCATCGCTCTGGGCTTCTCCATCACGGAAGAAGCAGTGGAAGACAACCTGTATGACAGTCTGTCTGCCCGCTACACCAAGTCGCTGGCTCGCGCTATGTCGTACACCAAGCAGGTCAAAGCTGCTGCGGTTCTGAACAACGGCTTCTCCAACACCTACTCCGGTGGTGATGGCGTTTCCCTGTTTAACGCAAGCCACCCGCTGGTCTCTGGCGGCACCAACAGCAACACCCCGTCTACCCAAGTTGACCTGAACGAGACTTCTTTGGAAGCCGCCGTTATTCAGATCGCCGCTTGGACGGACGAGCGTGGCCTGCTGATCGCTGCTAAGCCCAAGAAACTGATTGTGCCCCCGGCACTGATGTTCGTTGCTAAGCGTCTGCTTGACACCGAGCTGCGTGTTTCCACCGCCGATAACGACATCAACGCTATCAAGCAGATGGGCGCTATCCCCGAGGGTTACACGGTCAACCACTTCTTGACCGACAGCAACGGCTGGTACCTGACTACCGACGTTCCCAATGGTATGAAGCATTTCGTTCGTACCCCGCTGCAAAACAGCATGGACGGCGACTTCGACACCGGCAACGTCCGCTACAAGGCCCGCGAGCGTTATTCGTTCGGCTGGTCTGATCCCCTCGGCATGTGGGGTTCTTCGGGTTCGACCTGATGAAATTAGAAAAGGGGCCTTGTGCCCCTTTTCTTTTTGAGTTATATTGGCCCCAACTCGGATTTTTCCGGGGCGTAAGACTGACCGAGCAGACGACATGCAGACGGACGCCCCATAACTCGCATGTGAGGAATCATCATGGCACGTACTAGCTTTAACGGCCCCGTTGCTTCGGCCAACGGTTTTATCGGCGGTCACCAAGTTACCACCGCCAACGCAGTCAACGCTACCGGCACCGCCACTGCGGCGCAAGTTGCTACCGGCTACATCACTTCCACTTCGGCTGGTGCCACCACCATCCAACTGCCCACCGGCACCGCTCTTGGTTCACTGATTGGCGCTGTGCGGGGCACCTCGCTGGACCTGTACATCGACAACACCGCTGGCGCAAGCACCGTGACCGTGTCTGTGAACACCGGCGCAGTGCTGTCTAGCGGCGCTGTTGACGCTTCGGCGGCTGCTGGCACCTTCGGTGACCTGACTATCGCTGCTGGTGCTACCGGCATCGGTCGTTTCACCCTGATGTTCTCCAGCCCCACTGCGTACGTCTTCACTCGTACTGCTTAATAGGAGGCCGACATGGCCATGCAATACGATGTCCTGCTAACGCAGCCGCTGGGCGCTTCCAACACGTTCAAGACGCAGAGTGGAGCCGCCCTCAGCCGGTGCCGCATCAAAGCTATCTACGGTACGTCCGGCGCTGCTGCCGGTACCGTGGTGCTGTATGACGGCACTAGCGCAAGCGGTAGCCCTATCGGTACGATCAGCACGCCTACGGCGCTCGACTCGGGCACGTTCTACCTGCTGATACCCGGTGAAGGCATTTTGGCGCGTGTTGGTGTGTATGCGACGATCACCAACGTTGACTCCGTGATGCTGATCTATGGCTAAGTCACCTGCATGGACTCGCAAAGAAGGCAAGAACCCCAAAGGTGGCTTGAACGCCAAGGGTCGCGCCTCTGCGAAGGCCCAAGGGATGAACTTAAAGCCCCCGCAACCCGAGGGCGGGTCAAGGCGCGACTCCTTCTGTGCAAGGATGAGTGGAATGAAGAAGAAGCTCACATCAGCGAAGACCGCGAACGACCCAAACTCCCGGATTAATAAGTCCTTGCGGGCTTGGAAATGCTGACATGAGCCAAAACCACGAAACTATTAAAAACACGTTGGACATCTTGTCGGTGTTCGCGGCTATTGGCTCGTTCCTTCAATTGCTCACTCCCGTCTTTGGTTTGATCGGCGCTATCTGGACGCTCATGCGTATTGCGGAGATGATTACCGGCAAGCCGTTTCGGGAGATTATTCGTCGAAAGAAAGATGATGCCGAGCACAAGTAAGAAACAACACAACCTGATGGCGATGGTCGCCAATGACCCCGCCGCTGCAAAGCGTGTGGGTGTCCCCCAATCTGTCGGCAAAGAGTTTGTTAAAGCTGACAAAGGTCTGAAGTTTGGCAAGGGCACTAGCTCACGTGCTGATCTCCAGAAAATCAACCGCCCTGACACACGTCAAGGCAAATCTGAACTTTTTGCAAAAGGCGGCGATATGAAAGAATCCAAAGCGATGATTGGCAAAGAGATGGCCTTCATGAAAAAGAAGGGCGCTCCCAAGTCCATGATCAAACATGAGATGGCTGAAGCCAAAATGGCTAATGGCGGCATCACTAAAGCCAAAATGGGCAAAGTTCCTACCGCTGCTCCTAGCCGCGATGGCATGGCTGCCAAGGGTAAAACCAAGGGCACCATGATCAAGATGGGTGCCGCCAAGCCACTTGGCATGAAACGCGGCGGTCGCACCTGCTAAGGAGCTTTTTATGCCCGGTTACCGTACCCCCACCGCCAAAGAAGCGGAAAAGCTTGAGCGTGCTCGCAAGATGATGCAGCAGGGCATCGAGGGTGAAAAGGACATAACGTCCCGCCTGATGCCCACGATGGCTAAGTCTGCCCGAGATGAGCAGAGAGCCGCCAAACAATTGCGCGAGTCTGTCTCTGAGTCCGCTCGTGAGGGTGAGGCGTACAACCAAGCTGGGCATAAAAAAGGCGGCGTAACTATGGCGCGCAAAAAGGCGCGGCGGTTTGACGACGGCGGGATGGTTGGCAATTCCAACTACCCGTTTGGTCAGGCGCAGGGCACATCAGCTCCGGCTCCTACTAGCCCCGGCTTAGGAAATAACTCTCCGCTTGTACAAGTGAGTACACCCGGCGCAGCCGTCGAAGAAACGATGGAAGCTACAAAACCGTTTGGTATGAAAAAAGGCGGTATGACCGCATCCCGTCGTGGTGATGGTGTTGCCCAACGTGGCAAAACTCGCGGAAGGATGGTCTGATATGGCAATGTTTAGGCCCAAGCCGATTGCAGCAAAGCCGATTGCAGCAAAACCCGTAATGGGCAACCCTGTTATGCCCGGTATCAAGACGCCCCCTCCCGGCTCCATTGGGATGCCCGGCGGGCCGGGGGGTAAAACTATGTACAACACGGGGCCAATGCCTAAGCCCGGAAATGTTGAGCAAAACTACCGTGGCATTCCCGGTCTTGTAAACGCTACTGCGCCCGTTGGTAATATAGCCAGCCGTCTTACTGGGGGGCCAGCCCCAAGCCAACCTGTCATGGGGAACAAAATCAACACAACGGGGTTTAAAAATATGTCCCCCGCAACTTTGCAGTCGGGTATGAAAAAAGGCGGTATGACCGCTTCCTCTCGTGCAGACGGCATCGCCGCTAAAGGCAAAACTCGTGGAAGGATGGTGTAACTATGGCTAAACGTGGAAGAAACCTAGCTGCTCTTGCAGCACTTGGCGCTCTTGGGTATGGGTATATGGCCCGTGGCGACAAACAGGAAGGCAAAGACGTCCCTGTTGAAATTCGTAAAAATCCGGCTTCTGCTGCCCCCGCTGCCGCTGCTATTAAGCTGGAGGATGACTTTGCCGAAAGAGAAACCGGAATAATT